ACTCGTACTGACTACCGTCAGGGAGAGTACACTCCTGAAATGCTTCGCAAGATGTCGCTTCGCTCAAGTGACCTTGATGAGACTCCTCTTACGGAGTTTGGAAAGGCAAACGTTCACATTCCTCCTGAGCGCGAGGTGATTCCGATTTCAGGCGGCCGAGCAATTGCCCCGGGTCGTGGACGCCAGTCAGCCCGCGATCTTGAGCCAGCATCTCGTGGCTCTTCACCTGGAAGGCTGTATATCGCACCCCTTTCCGAAGTACTTCTAAAGTACTACGAGGCTCTTGTTAAGAACCTTTCGGTTGATAGGGCTGTGAACTACAATGACTGGATTGCAGTGGGTCAGTGTCTGAAGAACATTCACCCAGACTTATCTGAGGTCTGGCTTGACCACTCATCTCGTTGCGGAGATAAGTACAACGCAAATGAGGCGATTGTCAAGTGGAATAGCTTTGGATTCCGCACAGACGGACAGAAACTTGGAATCGGAACCCTCCGGTTCTGGTCTCGCTCTGATAACCTCGACGGATACCTTGCTGCAGAGAATCAGAATATTGACCGCATTCTCGATGAGTCTGCGATGACCTCTACAGAGCATGATGTAGCTCGGGTTGTTCACGCAAAGTACGGAGATGAGTTCGTATGTGCCAAGTATGGTACGAACAGCTGGTACCAGTACAAGATTCACAACTGGGTTGAGACCGACCGCGGTGTCGCCCTCCAGTGCCGTCTCTCCAGCGATATCTCGAAGATGTACCTTGACAAGGAGTTGGCGGAGATCAACAATATCCGAGTTGCCGGAGACTGTCCACACAAGGAGACCAACCCAGAGTGCGTCACTTGTCAAGCCGAAAGTCGTAAGCGAGCGTTCTCTGCTATGCGCCTGAAGCTCAAGAAGACCAGCTTCAAGAAGAACGTGATGGATGAGTGCAAGGAGCTCTTTCTTGACGAGCAGTTTGCGAAGAAGCTTGATGAGAACAAGAACCTCATTGCGTTTGCGAACGGTGTCTTTGATACGACAACACTTGAGTTCCGTGACGGCAAGCCAAGTGATTGTATCAGCTTCTCGACTAGGATTGTCTACGATCCCGACCGCCACTATTCGACGTATGAACAGTGGGCTGAGATCGACAAGTTTCTGCGAGACGTCCAGCCTGACCCGATGGTGCGAAACTATCTGGTTCGACAGCTTTGTACCTGCCTCCGTGGTGGAAATGACGCACAGAAGTTCCACATTCTGACGGGTGACGGTTCTAACGGCAAGTCTATGCTTACAAACTTGATGAGTCTTACGATGGGAGACTACGCAGTCAAGGTTCCTATCTCACTGCTGACCCAGAAGCGTGCTAGCTCTGCGTCTGCTGCTCCAGAGGTGATGCATATGAAGGGTAAGCGTTTCGCAACTACGCAGGAGCCAGATGAGGCTGTTCCTCTGAATACCGGTCTGATGAAGGAGCTGGCTTCATGCGAGAAGATGGCATACCGCGGACTCTATCAGGGAATCAGTGAGTTTGAGATGCAAGCCAAGATGTACCTCAGCTGTAACGAAAAGCCCAAGGTCGGTGCTACTGATGGAGGTACTTGGCGTAGGTTGTGCGTGGTTCACTGGCCGTCCAAGTTTGTAGCACATCCGACGGAGCCTCACCACAAGCCCCTTGACGAATCGATTCAGCAGAAGGTTATGAGTGAGGAGTGGGCGACGTGCTTTCTCGCCTACCTCGTTGAGCTCTACAAGGAGGGAAATGGTTGGCGCAAGTTGATGCCGCCCGAGAAGGTTCTGGCGTACACCACTGAGTATCAGGAGGACTCGGACGTTATCGCCCGTTTCATCCGTGAGTTTATTGTCCCGCTTCCCGCGGGCGAGGTTTCGGAGGAGCGCACTACTGCGAGCACGATCAGCGGTGTGTTTCAAACATGGAAGCGTACGAATGAGATTAGCAAGGGTTCTACGACTGATCTAAAGAAGCGTATCGAGGCGACCTATGGTGCACACCCTAGGAACGGCTGGAACGCTTTCCGGTTCGAGAACGTCTAGACTTCTTGCCACCGCGACGGGTCTTGCGACGACGAGCACCAACGGGTGCAGGTGTGGTAGGTGGCATAGAATCAACTACAGGGGGCGACGCAGAAAACCAAGTGCTAGGATCGTTCCAAGCCATTTATAATTTATATACTTTTTAGTTTACGCCGACCGGGAGGCACCGATGCGGCTCAGCACATACTGGCGGAGCAGGCCGATCGTGAACACGACCAACACGAACGAGACGACGAGGTTCACGAAGGCAACAATAAAATCACCGATCTTGAGCGTGATGCCGCCGACAGTCACGGAGAAGGAGCCAACACCCTTGCCGGCGGACGCGGCGGGAGCCAGGAGCGGGGTGATGATGTCCGCAGAGAGCGCCTCAAAAAACTTTCCAACAACACCACCGAGGTAGAACGCCGACGTCAGAATGATGATATCGCGAGTGTCAAGCATTTTTATTATGAATGGTATACTTTATTTTGCCATCTTGGCAACCATTTCGTCAAACTGAGCCTGGTTGATTACTTTGTAGTCCAATCTGTCTCTTGGGCTTACCTCACACCAACCGCGTTCCCCGCAATATCCAGTCACAGTACATTGATCGGTATAACTGAGTTTCTTGGCACAGTCTTGATTACTTCCAGCACCTGCTTTAAGTGAGTCTGTCGTAAGTGCTTTTATCCGATCCGTAAGACTAGAGTCTGAAGTCAATGCCGCAAAGGCGGCACCCTTAATCGACTTTCCACCTTCTGAAACCGAAGAGGCTGACTTTGTTGTTGAAGATCCATCATATCCCGTGAGCCCAGTTGGACCCTGCGGTCCAGGTGGACCCGGTGGACCCTGTGGACCAGGCGGCGCATCCGGAATCGTAATTGTGGTTGTAAACATCTCCCTCCCAATGTACATCATAACCCCTAGTGCGAGGATAAGTGCAATATAAAAAAGAGTTTGGCGTTTCATTACTTTTGCTCCGGTATTTTACTTGGTCTCTAACAATGGACACTAGGTTCTGGGGACCAAGTGGATGGCAACTATTCCATTTAGTTGCGTTCAAATCACGACACCCCGACGATGTACTGAACCAGATGAAAGACATTCTGCCTTGTAAGTTCTGCAGAGCCTCTACAACAGAGTTTGTCAAGAAACACCCCCTCCGTGGCGATCCTGGGAAGTGGCTGTACGACATTCACAACATGGTCAACCACAAACTCAGAAGTCAATGTAGAGACGATCCTGCTGTTGTCAATCCTGGACCTGACCCCGAGTTCGAGGAAGTTAAGCAAAAGTATCTTGCTTTGAAACCCAATGCGGTACCCGGCGGCGACTTTCTAGGGGCTATTGCTGCAAACTATCCTGATAACCCCGAACCCGAACAGATGGCAACTCAGCGTACCTTTCTTCATGCTCTTCGCCATGAGTATCCGTTTCACGACCTTCAGAGAGTCTATGCCGAATACATCACCGCTCATGAACCCGAACTGAGTTCTCGCAAAGCCTATATGAAGTGGATGCACGGACTATTGACTGCGTTATCAAAAAAGACTGGGTCACCTATCCCAAGCTTTAAGGGGTATGCGTCACATGTTGCGTATTACAGGAGCGGATGCTCCAAGAAGACGTACCATGGAAAAACGTGCCGCAAAACTGCTGGTGGTCGCACGAAAGACCGTGATCGTAGAAAGACCTTTAGAATTACTCACTCTAGATTACTTTGATTTTTTAGGTTGACTTGCAGCCATTAGACGAGCGGAATGAGCGAGGACATTCCGAGTGTGTCGAGCAGAATAGACATCTGCCTTCTTCTCCTTTGCTGTCTTTTTTGACTCACGACGAGTCTTTGGCGGATCCATGAGGGCTACTTGCTAGCCTTGATAGATTCCGTTTTTAGTGGCGGCGGCTGTGGCGGCGCGTCTTGCGGCTGCGGCGACGGCCACCAACCGGTGCGGCATCAGACGGGTGGAACGGGCTCGCGCTGTTGGGGCCAGAAGAGGAGATATCCGCGTTGCCGCCAAAGTCCGTGTGCGGCGCGACATCCGCACCACCCTTGTAGGTCTTCTTCGCCATCTTGAGCACCTGTCCGAACTTCATGCCCTTGTGCGACTTCATCGTCTTCTTAACGTGAGCGAGCCACTTATTTGCCATTTTGTTTACTCAACAAGAAGTTTTACTGAAGCCCCGCTGGCTTTTCTACGAACCCCTTGCGTCCTGTATCAAACAGAATCCACTGGCACCCATACGCGGCGATTGTTTCGGGATTGACACCAGACTTCTTAAAGGCTGTATCCGGGGCGACCATGCTGATGGCATTGCGATTGAAAGCCACGAGCTCCTTCTGGTCGCGAGAGTGAATCGCCTGCTGGTAGGTTAGGCGACGAAGCTTTGACTCAGACCAAGACAGGTTGACAAGTTCATCAAGCTCCGAACCCTGCGTACTTCCAGAGACAATGATGAGTTTACCGGCAAGTGAATCTAAAGGAGCAGAATGAACGTCTCTCGTTCCAATGAGGTGCTTCCGAACGGTTGTCTTCAGGTGATATGCGATCCTATTCAACGTTGTGCCTTTCGTTGTATGGGGTACGATGGAAAGAATCATGGGGTCTGGGCTAGGAAATGCATCGTTCAGCTGGACGCATACCGACTCAAAAGTCCAGTTATCATAGGTGTAATCATATCCTTCATTAAGGGGTTTCTTCGCGACGATGGGTTGGTCTGATTCATCCGAATACACATGGACCTCAAGTAAACGAACACCCCTTGCGATCGCAGCAGCGGGCTCCTCAAAGACAGAACCGGTCACATAGTAATCACAAAGCCTCTTGCGAGGTCCAGTCAGTTTTGGCTCGTCTACGAATTCGATCCAAATGACATATCCGAGAATCGCAAGAAGTATGGCTACAAGGAGTGCCTTCATTGTTTCTTGTCTGACTTTTCTTTTGGAACTCTAAACAACATTTTGCGATAGGAATTGACGACATCATCGGGAATACGCTCATACATCGGAATACCCATCAGCGATGCGTAATGGAAATACAGGCAATACATTCCGCACTCCGAATCCTTGAACTGATGCCTCGTCGTATTGAACGTCATCTTCATACCCTGCGGGTGAATACCAGTCTTGTCCCACTGCTCCTTCCACCTACGCATCAGAACCTTGATCTCGGGCTCGGGAGACTGAGCGTACGAATCGAAGTAGGTAACGTGAGCGAACTCAAGCTCAGGGCGAATGTCACAGAACAGGGCAATCCAGTGCTCACCGGGTCCATCGTGAGGGTCAGTGTTGAAGACAATTCCAATACGATGATGTCCTTCCTTGTACATCTCAGGAAGCTTCATCGAGCAAAGGGCGCTCACAAGACACTGATTTGTCTCATCCGACTTTAAGTCAAAGTCAATGGGAACACAACCAACAAACATATAATCAGGAAACAACTCCTCGTAGTTCTTCTCAACATGGTCAATATCATCTGAGGAGAGCCACTCATACCGGTTAACCGCCCACTGCTTAGGAGCTTTGGGTCTTTGCAGAAGAGCAGACACGATACACTCAGTCTCTCCTGTAGAACACTTCTCATTAAGGCGGGATTTTAATTCTTCCCATTGTTTCGTCGGTTCTTTTGCGGTGATCGGGTTCTTGCCACCCTTGTTGTAGGCTTTTACAAGGCCTTTCATCTCATCTTCGTCAAACCAAGACATCTCCTTGTTAGAAAATGGATACTTTTAAACCAAGAAGAAACAAATACAAAATGGAGGAACTCAAGAAGACTCTCTCGCGTTACGCGGATGTTAGCAAGCGTTTGAATGATGTCAATGCCAATGCCACGAAGCTTCGTGACGAGAGGCGCACAGTTGAACTTGACCTTACAGCACTCTATGCAAGTGAGAAGAACCTACCCACCAACATTGAGCTCAAGACATCTGGTTTGGTGTTTAGTGTTAAACAGCCAAATCAGTGGAAGAAGGGCTGGACTCTCTCCAAGAAGGAACTCAAGTCATATCTAGAGGACTTGCTTCCCAAGGAGCCAGCAGAAGAGTTGATGAATGAGATTGTGCGTCGCCAAGAGGCGAAGATGGTGGAAACTGATTACGGTTTTGAGCTCAAGGTTGCTAAGCGAGACTGATCCTGCTTTAGAGTCTCTTCGATCTCGCGAAGGGTTCGCTGAATTTCTGCTAGTTGTTGTTTTGCTTGATCCAAGTTCTCACGAGGGAGAAACCCACTCCGGATCCTTGACACCGTACATACGAACGAGCCGTGCGTGCTAAGTAGTCTAGTCGCCAGAGTGAACAGGGGCTTCACCATCAATGATATGACTCTTCACAACACATTATTTTTAAGTGGGTCGCGAAACTACTTACTGGCTGCACCACTATAGGAACTATGACAGAGGGATACATTTATGTTTTTTCAAATTCACTGCTGCCGCCAGATACGTACAAGGTAGGATATACAGATAAGACGCCATTGGAGAGACTCAAGGACGCAAATGGATGTACATGGGCTCTTCCAACCTTCAAGCTTGAATTCGCAAAGAGAGTGACGGATGCCCACGACAAGGAGCAGAAGTTACATCGGGCTCTCGCGGCGTTTGGCAAGAGAATCCATCCTAAGCGCGAGTTCTTCAGTGTTCCTCTCAAGAATATTATCGCTTTGTTTGACATGATTGACGGTGAGGTTTGGATCACACCGCCCGAAGTACCAGAGTCAGATGTTCTGCTTGAAACTCAGACCAGTGTCATTCGCGACCGACTTTCGTCTTTTGCGTATAAGAAGGTCTAGATACCATCATCCTCCCGTTCGACGAAATAAGTCTTCAGCTTGTCGGAGAGTCCGCGCACGCTAAACTCCATCACTCCACTCCAGGTTGGACGCATGATCGTTCGTACGTCCTTAATTCCATCAAGAATGACATGGCGGTCCACGTACTTGCGGTTCTTGTGGGTTCCATGCCACAGATGATACACTGACCCAGACGTACACGTAATTCTAGGAAGAGGATTCTTACAGAACTCCTTGTAAGCCGGCACTAATGCTGGTTTCAAGTAGGTCTCCGGAAACTTGATATCTAACCACGCGGCTGCAGAGATTGTGTCGCCGCTTCCAGTGATTCCATATTGAAAGAAGCCGTTCTTGCGGTACCACTTACGACGGAACGCCCAGGCGAACCCCGGATGGTACTTATGATCGAAGGTCTTTGCCTTGTCCATGTAGAGAACTGACTGGCGCTCCTGGACTACATTGGTATAGGTGATGTCAAGCCAGACCGCCGATGAGAACGGCTGAACTACATCATTGCTCTCAAGAGCGTTTGAGACTTCCAGATACCAATCGGCATTTCCGAAGACGATGTCGGCGTCTAGGAACAGAACCTTGGAATACCACCAGGGGATTTTGCTTTCAAGAATGGAGCAGAGATTCTCCTTATGGAACATTACTGACTTTGCGTAGACATGGTGAGCGTCCCGAATCTCGGGCTCGCACTTGTCAAACACTAATTCAAGAGTGTAGTATGGGATATTTGCTACCTTCAATTTTTCAATTGTGTACAGATAGTTCATCAGCATACGCTTGGACTTGGCCGGATTGAAGAAGACAAGCCCGACGGCTAAGTCCTTTCTCCATGGCTTGTAGTAACGAATGTCGGAGATCTCGGGTACTTTTGGCGGTGGCACTGGCGGTAATGGATCCAGTACTTCACTATAGCACATAGACTTCGCTGCTCCCATTGTGTAGAAAAACGGATAAAAGAACGCCGAGGAAACGACAAAGCAATGGATACGTATTCTCCGTATAATCCTCGAAACCGAGCATTTAAGGAGCAGGACATTCACCGAGTTCTCCATAGGCATGGATTACCGCATTACAGAGTTTCAAATCACAAAGTCTTTCAGGTCGCAATGGTTCACACAACCTATGTGAAGCGTGCTGAATACACTACTCCCGATGGACGACCTGCAGCATTAGCTGCTTGTCCATCTGGCGTCATGCCGCTTCAGGATGAGTCGTACGAGTGTCTTGAATTTGAGGGTGATTCTGTGTTAGGTGTATGCGTGGCTACCTACCTGCGAAAGAAGTACCCCGACAAGAAGCAGGGATTCCTCACCGATGCTCGCAAAGAGCTAGTCAACAATGAACGGATTGGTGTTCTTTGCCAGAAGGTTGGGCTAGACACGTACTATGTCATCTCTCGCCACAATGAAGAGTCTGTTGCTATCAATGGACGCAAGAACATTCAGAAACTCGGCGACATCTTTGAAGCCTTCATTGGTGCTCTCTGGACTGATTGTGGAAACAGGTTTGACATTGTATATTCATTCGTAACCACTGTCTTGGAGGCCTATCTAGACATTCAAGACGAGGTGACGACAGTTACAAATTACAAGGACAACTATCAAAAGTATTTCCAGCGAGAGTATGGAACCACGCCAACCTATACGATTCTAGACCCATATGACGATGGGCGCATTCGGGTGTGTATTGTCCTCAGAGGGAACATTGTTGAGTACGGAGAAGGCACTACGCGAAAGAAAGCAGAACAGATGGCGGCTAAGAAGGCACTCGAGTCCGTCTCTGCGTGACAACCCGAGCATTCCTTCCACATTTGAACCGCTTGAGAGTTCTACCCTGTGTCCATAACACAGACTTTACGCAAACAGCAATTGGACCTTTTTCATTTCGGAACGTACCCCTTACCTTCTTGATACACTTGCAGAACCTTCGTGTTTGATTAAGGCGCCTTGCCATTGTGTCAAACCCAGAAGAATATATCCTCGCAGAGAATAAACATAATGGGCGGTGGTCTTCTTCAGCTCGTCGCATATGGTGCTCAGGATGCCTACATTTCGGGAAATCCCCACATCACCTTCTGGAAGGTGCTC